GCCGTGCTTAATGAGCTATTGATCTATGTCAATAACGCGGTGGCTTATGTAGAACTGGTGGGGCGGCGTTCCTTGTTTACCCAGGCTTGGACCGTGACCCTGGACACATTCCCCTCAGGTAATTTCCTGCAGCTGTACAATGGCCCGGTGCAATCAATCACCTCCTTCACGACGTATAACGCGGCGAATGCTGCGGATGCGACCTTTGCTGACTATTTTGTGGACACCGCTGATGATCGGTTGTGTCTAAACGATGCCGCTAGTTGGCCCACGAGCCTACGTGCTCGGGCGGCGGGGGTTGTGGTCTACGCTACGGGGTACGGGACTACCGTGGCATCCCTCCCTGGCACCTTTGTCCAAGCCGTTTTGCTCCTAGTGGGACATTGGCGTAAGAACCGTGACCTGACCTGCGCGGTATCAAAGGAGATGGCCCTGGGGGTCTCTGCCCTGCTTGGGGTATCTCGGAAGCTCCACCTATGAGCTGTCGCGCCCGAGTCGGTCACAAGCGCCGCACGGTCTGCCTCGGGGACCTAGACCAGCGCATCGTCCTGCAAGATCGAGACATCGTCCCGCCGATCTTCGGGGACGCTGACTTCACTGAGGATTTTACCGAGGACAACGAGCGTTGGGCCTCGATTCAGACAGCGCACGGTAAGACCTTCTTTGATGGCGTAAACCAACGGGACGTGAACCTGACCCATGAGATCTTTATCCAGTATGATGCCACGGTCACGGCAGAGACCTGGATCTTGTATGATAGCCGGCGCTTTGACATCATCTCGGTTGAGGACATGGACGAGCAGCATGAGTTTATGCGCCTGCAGTGCGTGGACAAGGGGACCAGTCAGGTATGATTGAGATCCAACCAGGGCGCCGCAACCGGGAGGTCTATCTCTCCGTGGATCAGTTGGGCACACGGACCGCTCAGGGCATCCGGGCGGGTTTCTTTGAGCTCGGTAAAGATCTCCGGCAAACGGCCAACAAGGAGATCCTCCGGAAGCCTAAGAAGGGGCGGACCTACGTGGTACGTGGCCCAGCCGGCCGACGCCGTCGGCACGTGGCCTCGGCCCCCGGTGAGACCCATGCGAACCTCCGTGGTACGCTCCGTCGATCAATGGGCTGGCGGGTGCAAGGGGCGAGCTCCATGGAGTTTGGTTATGGGGTGGGGTATCGAGCTAAGCCAGCCCCCGATTACGCGGGCTACGTTGAAGATGGCACCCGTGACATGGCCCCACGACCCTCTTTGGGGAACGCGGTTAAGGCCACGGAGCGCAATGCCGAGCTACATTTCCAGAATGGCATCATCAGGGCCCTTCGGCAATGAAGGCCTCTGAGATAGTCCAGCAGCTTGCCGCGGTGCTCCCGAAGCACTCAGACGTGTTCACGACCAATATCAACATCACCTCCTTGACCCAGTCCGGGGGTACAGCCACGGCGGTCACCGACGTGGCGCACGGGCTGGCAGCGGGGAAGCAGGTGAACATCACGGATGCCCAGACGCCAATCACGATAAGTACCCTCACGCGCTCGGGGGTGGTCGGGACCATGGTCACGGCCACGGCGCACGATCTCACCGAGGGGTTTAGCACCACGGCGGAGATCGCCGACGCCACCGAGGCCGAGTTCAACGGGACCTTCGCCGTGCTGACCGTCCCCAATCGAAACACGGTCACCTTTACCATGGCGGACAGTGGGGCGACGACGGCCACCGGGAGCCCGAAGTTGCTGAACGGGGCCAACTACCTGAACCAGTACAACGGCCTGCGGGAGGTAGCTACCGTCCCGAGCACCACCTCCTTCACCTTTACCGTGCCGGCCACCTTGGCTAGTCCAGCGATGGGAGAACCCGTCGCGAAGAGCTTGCCGCGCATCTCGGCCACGGTCAGTGAGGATTTGATCGTTGACGCTTACACCAAACAGGTGCAGGAGGACATCTGGGGCTTCGTGGTCTTGGGTGACGTGACGGCGAGCAAGAGCCGTTACATTAACTCCGACGCCGTGGACAACCTACAACGGGGGGATAACTTCCGGCAGCAGCTCATCCAGCCCGTCACGATCTACGTGGTCATTCCCACCAGTGCCGAGAACGTAGCTCGGGCGGCGCGGGACCAGTGCGAGGACCTCTTACAACCGTTGACCAAGTCCCTCGTGTTCAAGGCATTCAACACCGGGCTAAACGTTGCTACAAGAGGTCCGTTGAACTTCGTGGGGCATGGCTTCGCCGCGTATCACCGGGCCTGGTACATGCACGCCTTTGAGTTTCAGCAGGTGGTAGACCTGACCTTCGAGGACACCGTTGGTTACGACGAGGATGTAGCCTTCCGAGACATCTCCCTAGACATGCGCGTAAGCCCGGGGACTGGAACCGAGATTTTGACCGCTGATATAAACCTGGACGAGGTTATAGTATAATGATTGTAATAAGGGTAAATAAACCGGTCGACGGTTTCAAGGAAGGCGATGAGGTAAAGGTGACCACGGACGACGCGGGTATCCCGCTAGACCGAAGCTGGCGACGGCGTCTTGCCGACGCGAAACAGGACGGGTGCTGCGAGATCGTGAAGCCCCGTAAGGTAAAACGTAATAAGCCACAGGAGAAGACAGATGGCTAGCATCGTCGCACAACCGAAGACCACCGTAAACATCATCCCGGCCACCGTCGCCGTCTCAAATACCGATCATCGTATCTTGTTTGTCGGCCAGCAGACCGCCTCTGGAAGCGCCACCTCCGGGGTCTTGCAGGAGAACATCCTCAACGACAACTCCGAGGACACCCTCTTCGGGCAAAGCTCCATGCTCGCGGGGATGATCCGGGCCGCCAAGAAGCTAAACCAGTATACCCGGATGGACGCCATCCCCCTGGACGACGCCGCCGGTACCCCAGCCACGGGGACAATTACGATCGGCTCCGGCCCCGCTACTGAAGCCGGAACCTATACCGTGGTGATCGGGTCCTCAAAGAATCATACCTACAGCATTGCGGTGGCAGACACCGATACGGCCACCGTCGTCGGTGATGCCATTGAAGCAGCTATTTTGGCAGATGGTGATTGCCCGGTGACCGCCGCTAACGTCACGGGGACTGTGACGTTTACTGCCGACAATGACGGCACCCTAGGTAATGACATTGGAATCAGCATCAGTGGTACCGTAGCCGGGCTTACAACGGCGGTGACCGCCATGTCCAGCGGCGCCACCGATCCTACCCTGACTGGGGTCTTTGACGTAATCGGCGACAACCGCTATCAGACCATCGTGTGGCCGTATGCCGCGGCTACCACAGAGCTCCTGAGCCTCCTGGATGCTCGCTTCAACGCGGACAACAAGGTGCTTGACGGGATCGGTATCACCGCGAGTCGCGACTCTTTGGCCAACCACCTAACCGCCCTTGGCGCGTTGAACAGCGAGAGCCTGACGTACATCACAGATAAGACTGAGTCAGACACTCTCTACAAGGCTGGGGCGCAGTTTGAACTGTCACCCGTTAAGGCAGCCCAACTTGGCGCCATACGCGCTCTACGGCTTACTGACGCGGCACCGATCAGCCAGTTCGTGATCACCACCAACGGCCCTTTGGACTCGTTCGGTGGCACGGCCTTGGCCTCGAAGCCTTACTTCAATACCAGCATGCCAAACCTCCCAGTGATTGCTGCGGATCACGGCTGGAGTGATACCGAGATCGAGCAGCTGCACGACGCCGGCGGTACGGTGATCGGTCAGAACCCTGGCGGCACCGAAGCTATCCTAGGCGAGGTGACCACGACTTATAAGACAGATGCGGCCAGCAACACTGATGTTTCGTTCAAGTATATGAACTATGTAGACACGGCCAGTAACGCCCGGGAATATTTCTTCAATAACCTGAAGGCCCGCTTCGCTCAGTCGCGACTTACTGAGGGGGATGTTATTCCGGGGCGCGACATGGCCAACGACCTGACCATTATCAACTACTGCGAGAAGCTATATCAGGATCTCAGTGGGGTTGATTACGTCTTGGTCCAGGCCGGTGAAGAGGCGTTCAAGTTCTTTAAGGACAATATCACCGTCACCCTGGACCTGGCCACCGGCCGGGCCACGATCCAAATGACGGTGCCGATTGTTACCCAGCTGCGCGAGATCTTGGCCACGATGAAGATCGCCTTCAGCACCGAACAGTAAACTGACAGAGTAAGGAGTAAATCATGGGAGTCCAACTAGCCAATCCTACCGTGTCAGTGAACAATGACGCGGTGTCCATCATGCCTAACTCCTTGAAGTATACCGAGGGGCTAGGGGAGCAGACCACCCGGGCGGCTTCCGGGGGCGGGGGCAACGTCGAGCAGATCTACGCGGAGAACATCGAGACCAACTTTGGGAAGGTGATGTTCGACATCCCAGCGACGGTGACCAACATTGCCTTGGCACGTGAGTGGAAGACCAACGGTAATCAAAACCTGGTGCAGATCGCCGGGCGAACCCCTGAGGGCACCGTCACCCGCACCTTTACCCAGGCCGCTTTACTCAATGACTACGAGGTAGCCTTGGGAGCGGACACCGTCATCTCCTTGGAGTTTACGTCTAATCCAGCCATTTAATCGAGGTCACAAAGCGAGGTCACTATGAAAGGCGAGGTCACATACGAGTTAAACGAACCATTCGAGTACGCCAGTAAGGGGGAGCAATGCGCTGCCTCATTTATCACACTGACTGCTCCCACCTCTCGAAACATGAAGGAGTGCGCGGAGCTAAAACAGGCGTTCTTTCGGTCGCTACCCAAGGAACAGGTCGGTGGGGCTGAGGAAGATGCCGGGAATGATGATGAGATCGACGGTGATGGGATCATGCTGCTGATCGCCATGTCCCAGGAGGTTGAGCTTGCCTCGGTACTCGGGATTGCCAGGGAGCTCTTTTCCTCTGGCATTGCTCAGGTTGACGGTGAAGAGAAATTGACGAAGCCTCTCGTGGACAAGATGGACCAGGACGACTTGGAGGCGATGACCGGGAGGTATCTGGCAAATTTTATTCTAGCTTCAGCCTTGCGGAGAATGAAACAGAGCTAATCAATATCATTATTGAGCTTGTTGCGTTTTTTGAGGGTGGGATGAATTATACAGAGCTCCGGAACATGCCGCTGCCGGAGCTAAAGCACATCCATAGTGAAGCTGCACGTATATCAGACCAGCGGGAACGGGAGTTAGAGAAGACGCGTCATGGGTAACTCGGTCAGCTATCTATTTATCGCTCGTGATAAGTATACGCGTGTAGCCCAGAAGGCTAAGCGTGTTACAGATAAGTTGACCCGTGGCTTCACTAAGCTAAATAAAAAGACCAAAGACGTCGAGCGTACCACCAAGAAGACGGGGCGGACGTTTGTTTCTACCTTTAAGAACATGGCGGGGGCCGTGGTCGGCTTCCTTGGGGCCCGTGAGTTACTGACCGCCGGGATGCAGTTTCAAGATGCCTTGGCGGATCTTTCGGCCATCACAGGCGCCGCGGGGGCGGACCTCAAGAAGCTTCAAGGTACCATCCTACGGTTTGCTAAGGAATCTTCAACGTCCGCAGCTGACGTAGCACAAGCCTTTAAGCTCGTAGCGTCGGCCAAGCCAGAGCTCCTTGAAAACTTGGACGCCTTGGCATCTACCACCCGACAGGTATTGCTCCTAAAGAACGCCGCTGGAATTGAACTAGCCAGTGCCGCTGAGATCGCTGCCCAGGGGCTAAACATCTTTGGGGCTGGGGCTGAACAGGCTAACCGCTTTGTCAATGTGCTAGCGGCTGGGGCTAAGTTGGGTTCTTCCGAGATCGCCGACACTGGCGCCGCGATGTTGATCGCTGGCCCTGCGGCCCGAGCCGCAGGCTTGAGCTTCGAGCAATTGAATGCGGCCATTCAAACAACGGCGAAGGGCGGCATCAAAGCCGAGCGTGCAGGTACGGCGCTTAATGCCATCTTTGGTCGGCTGCAGCGGCTCGGGATAGATTTCCAGAAGCTGGGGCTACAGGGTTCCTTTGAGCTGGTCAAGAAGAAGATGGACGCCTTGAAATCTTCTACTGAGCGGGCCCAATTTGCGGCGAAGATCTTTGGTGAGGAACACTCTAAGGTTGGTTTCGCCTTGCTGGATAACGTTCAATACCTGGGTAAGTACGAGCGGACCTTGACGGGAACGAACATTGCCCAAGAACAGGCGGACATTCGCCTGGCTACCTTTAGCGCCAAGATGCGGAAGCTAGGGGTCTTGATTCAGAACGCGATCATAAAGACCTTTTTGCGCCTGGAACCAATCCTTACGAAGCAAGCCGAGCGCTTTACGGCATTTATAGAGGCCATCAAGCCTGAACATGTTACGGCCTTCGGTGATTCCCTAGCGGCCTTGTTAGATGTCGCTGTGATCCTAGGTGAAGCCTTTGGCATCGTTCTCTCCGTGCTCAAGGGCATTGGGACCGCCGTCGGTGAGTTGGCGGCCCAAATCACCACCGGGAATTTCTCTGCTAAGCTCGGTACCTCCTTCAGGGAAGCTTTCTCCTTTGGGGGAAAGTTTCTAGGGCTGTTTGATAACGACGATAAGCTAGCCCCAGGTAAACTAAACCCAAGTCAGACGTCACGCACTGATGTAAATGTTAACCTAAGGGCGCCACAGGGCGCCATCGAGTCGATTAAGTCACGGACCTCCGGGCAGGTATCTGGTTTGAACGTTGGGACGAACATGGTGACGGCCCAATGAGCCTCTTAGAACAATTACAGCCGGCCTCCTTTAAAGGGGTCCCGTTCCTGGTGATCTCTGCTAGCACGGCAGGCGGGCGCCGGGACGTGAAGCATCTCTACCCCAACTCCGATCGTCAGGTCATTGAGGATTTAGGTAAGTCCCAGCGGGTCTTTAACATTGAAGCCATTGTCACGGGGGAGACGTACATCCAAGGCCGCGATCGTTTGCTCGAAGTGTTAGAGGAGGGTGGGGCTGGCACCTTAATCCATCCTTTGTATGGACAATACGATAACATCGTCGCCCGCACCTACACGCTTCTTGAAGATTTGACAGAGCTAGGAGCGGCTAAATTTAGCATTGTATTTGAAGTAACGGGTGAGTTAGGTATTCCTACCCAGGCGATGAGCACCATAAATGAGGTCAGCGCCGGGAACGAAGCTTTCGTGGAGGGGCTAGAGGCTGACATCGCTGATAACTTTACGGTGACATCTTCTTTTACGGGTAATTTCTCTGCGGCGATGGATAAGCTTGATGAGGTCGTGACCGCCTTTAATGACACCACCTCCCTACTACAGGCGGAGGCGGACGAGATTAACGCCTTTTCTAAGCAGGTGAGCGATTTCTCAGCTAACATTCCCTCTTTAATTCAGGCGCCGTCTAATTTAGCGACGGCCCTGACCTCTTTATTTAATACCGTGAGTGGGCTTTATCCCACCGCGGCCGATACCGTTGGGGTCTTGAGTGGATTCTTTTCCTTTGGGGCAGACGATACCGTCATCAATGAAACGACTGCCATCAAGGTAGAGCGAGCTAATAACAATAAGCTGATCAACCAAGCGGTACAGGCAACGGCCTTAAGCTATGCCTACTTGAACACCGCGGCAATCGATTTCGAAACGGACACGGAGGTGGTGGCAAGCGCCTCTACCCTGGAAGCGCAATATCAAACGGTCATCTCCAGTAATGGATTAACGGAGGACACAAAGGCCCTACTTACAGATTTACGCACGACGATGCAGACCTTTTTTGACGAGCAGAAGTTAAACTCAAGTCAGGTCTTAGCGGTAGAGACCAATTTAACCTCGGCGCGCCTCCTATCCTTCCAATACTATGGGACCTCCGACAACGGTGAACAGCTGATCGAGTTAAACGCCGCTGAGGACGTTACCTTCATAGAGGGTGCTGTCCAGGTGGTGAGCGCATGAAACTTGAGGTAAATGGGGTTGCCTACGAGAACTTCACCGCCGCCTCGGCGACGTTGCGGTTAGATGCTTTAAGCAATACCTTTTCCTTTGGGGCCGCTTCCGTGGCGGGCACCCCCTTACCTTTTAAGGGGGGAGAAGCCTGTCGCGTGCTGGTTGATGGGGAAGAGGTGCTCACCGGGTTTATTGAACTAGTGGATGTTAATTACGACGAGCTTAGTCACTCCATTCTGATTAGTGGTCGGGACAAGACGGCTGACCTGCTAGATTCGAACATCTCCACGCTATCTGATCTACGGGCCCCTATTAGCTTGAAGACGGTCATTGAGCGTATCATCGCGCACCTTGGGGTAAACATCACAGTCACTGACAATGCTTCCCCAGCCTTATTTAACGCCGCCGAGGATCTTGGGGCCCCTGAGCCTGGGGAGAATGCTTTTGAATTTATTGAAGGACTTGCTCGTAAACGGCAGGTGCTTTTGACCTCAGACAGTGCGGGCAACGTCGTGATCACGCAGGCCGCTCCAACAGAGTCCAAGGCAGCTTTGCAAAATATTATCGGAGCAACCGACAACAACATCCTGACCGGGTCGGTTAGTTATGACCGGACGGGTAGGTTTAACGTTTATCGGTTCACCGCCACGCTTAATCCTGTCTCCCTGCTCAGCGCCGGTACGACCGACCTCGCTGCCCTAGTTGATCAGGGGGATGGGATTACCGACGAAGACATTCGAGAAGGACGGCAATTGGTCCTAGTTGCTGAAGCCCCCTCCTCGAAAGATCAGAACAGCAACCGGGCTACTTGGGAAGCCAACGTTCGCCGCGCCCGAGGACGGGTGTACTCGGTCACCGTGTTAGGTTATCGCCAAGGAGGATTTACCGGGGACCTTTGGGCGATTAACGAACTCATCACCGTCAAGGACGAGTTCGCCGGGATCAACGCTCAGATGCTCGTTAATAGCGTAGCATTTAACTTTGATGAAGGAGGTCGCACCACGACCCTCTCCCTGGTGGAACGTGATGCTTATACCCTGACCTTGGCCGAGCCAGAAGAAACCAAGAAGGTAGGAGGTACCTTTGATCTCACGGCTTAAAAATCTCCTACGCTGGGGCAAGATCACCAAGGCCGGGGATGACACCGGACAGTTTCCCGTCCAGCAGGTCACTTACCTGGGGAAGGTCGGTGATTGCTTGATGGTCTTCCCATACGGGTATCACGCTAACCTCACCACCGATTCCTTGGTAGCGCTGTTTGCAATGCATGGGCAAGAGGAGAACCGTGCTGGCATCGGGTATACCCCGCAGACTCGTCCCGAACTAGCGGAGGGGGAGGTAGCGGTTTATCACCCGAACACTGGAACCATGATAAAATTACAGGCATCGGGGGATATTTTAATTGATGCCCCAAATGTCCGGTTCACCGGGAACGTGGACATCGACGGAGATTTGACCGTAACCGGTGCCACGGCGCTTTCGGACACGGTAACAAGTAACGGCAAGGATATTAGCGATACGCACACCCATAGTGGGGTGCAATCTGGCGGATCAAACACAGGACCGGTGGTATGACCGACGCGGTTTTAGCTAACGACTACGACATCCAATTTGGTACCGATGGCGATGTTGTGACCGAGGACTTTTTAGATACAGCGATCTACATGAGCCTGTTCTGTGAGCGCCGAGCCAATGCTTCCGAGGTCCCGGAGTCACACCGCCGTCGGGGGTGGATTGGAAATGAGGCCACCCCAGGATTTGAGATTGGGTCGAAGCTTTGGTTATATGAACAGGCCCGGGTAACTCGTAGTATACTGTTAGGGGTACAATCAGCAATTCTAAACGGGTTAACCTGGATGATCGAGGATGGTATCTCCATTAGTCACGAGGTCGAAGCCACGCTTACTACCGGGCAAATTGCGGTGATAGTGACCATGTCTCGGCCGGGGTCAAAGGTGGATAAGCGTTATTACACGCTGTGGGAGAATACGGGGCAATAACATGGCA